TTTGGTTTTGTTATACACAAATATAAGAGCTTTATACGAAACTACCAAATTAAATTTAAACTTTTTTCATTTGTTTACTAAATATTTTTTATTATATTTGTATCGAACTTTAAAACACAATAAATGAAATTAGCCCTTTTTGATTTTGATAATACATTATTCAAAACCCCCTATGATGAAGACCCTGACTATATGGATAGACCAGCAAGTCTTTCCATACACAAATGGAAATTCGAACCAATACTTGAAACGATAAAAAGGTTTAAAGAATGTAAAAAAGAAAAAAATACAAAAGTTATTTTACTTACAAATAGAATTGACAGTGTTCACTTACAATTAAAAACTTTATTAGAGGAACACGGTTTGGTGTTTGACGACTACAAGATGATTATTGGTGTTGATGGTAATAGGTCTAAAGGTAAACGAGTAAAAGATTTAATACTAAGTAATAGTGTAGGTTCTGTAGAGTATTGGGAAGATAAAGATAAACATATCGAAGATGTTAAAAATACAATGGATTTTTTTCCAGAAATAGAATTAAAAATAAATAAGGTTGTTATTTAATTCTGTGAATACTACCAGTAGCTCTTTCACCAAAAGGTAAGTCTTTGGTGTTATCTACAATCCAATAATTGTCTACCATAGGTATTAAATCTTTAACCACTCTTCTAACTTTGTCATGGTAATCTATAACCATATCAGTAGGTAAACTACGGTCTCTCTGTAAATTTCTTTCTAAAGCTTTGTCTAAGTCAGTAACAACATGAACTATAGTTACGTTATAACCATTTTCTTTAGCTAAGTTAATTACCTCATTCATGACTTCCCTTTGTCCTCCTCCAGCGTCATAAACTATATTAGGCATCTCATTTCTTTCAGTATCCAAAAAATTTTTTAAAAACCTGATAGTTAAATTTCTAGGGTCGGAAGTTGTGTAGGACATATCCAGAATTTTTTGATACCCCTCATCAGTAGATATGTTTTCTTTCCACTGGTCACCCCATATTTTTTTAGCTAATGTTACTCTATAATTGTCTACATTAAATTGTTTGTAGTTTGGTAAGTCTATAAAATTTTGAGTCACAAAACTTTTACCAGCACCTGGCCCTCCAGCGATAATTACAAAATTACCTTGTGGATTATCAAATCCCACAACCCTAGACTCTATAAGCATTAACTTTTTAATTTTACTAATTTCTTTGAGTAACATACCTATAAATATATTTATTATTAAGAATATTGGATTAAACCTTTTCATGATATTTATAATATGTGTAATAAACATTAGTGAAAAAATTTATATAAATGAACTATATTAGAAGAATTCTTAGGGAGTATACAGAACAACCTTTAAATGAATTAGCTAAAACTAATCGTCTAATACTTTTAGACGTGGATGACACTCTTCTTAAACCGACTGGGGTGTACATATATAGAAATTTGCCTACAGACGGACAGGAAGTAGCTTTAACACCGTATGAGTATGGTTTAGAACACGTCACACCCGAAACTAAAGAGTATTATGATTATAGGGATTTTATGGACCCTGTAAAAACACAACAATCTATAGAACAAGCAGAACCTATAGTGGCTAACCTGTCAGTTATGGATGATTATTTAAAGTTAGGTCACCAGATTGCAATATTAACCGCAAGGTCTAATGAGGATATTGTATTTGACGGTCTAAAAGAATTTTTAATGTATAAAGACAGTAAAGGTAATTTAGTACCGATAGGGGATAGGTTATCTAGGGAAAACGTTTATGCTATTAACGATATTGAAAGAGTTAAGACTCTTGAGTCCCAAACCGACTACGAGAAAAAAGCTGAGGTAGTAGCAAAGTTATTGGAAAAGTACGATGAAATAGTTTTTATAGATGATGATATGAAAAATGTAAAAGCAATGAGATTATTAAAAAGAGATTTACCGGAAGAGCTTGCTAAGAAATTATTTGTAATGCATGCTAAAGAATAATTCTTATTATTATATTTATATTATGTAATAGCTTTTATGCTTTATTAGTATAAAAGTCAATAAACAAAGTAAAGGGTCTTTTTGAACTATTTTTGAAAACCCGTATATTTATTAAGAAATAACAATAGAAAACAAAAAAAATTAACATGGCTGATTTATTAATGAAAATGCCCATACCGTATGAACCTAAAAAGAAGAATAGGTTTATCTTGAGATTTCCCTCATCTTTAGGGATTAACGAGTGGTATGTGGAAAGTACTTCTAGACCAACAGTTAACATTAATTCTGTAGAGATTCCATTTTTAAACACATCTACTTATGTTGCAGGTAGATTTACGTGGAATACAATTAGTGTTACATTTAGAGACCCTATCGGTCCTTCTGCTGCACAAGCGTTGATGGAATGGGTTAGATTACACGCAGAATCAGTAACGGGTAGAATGGGATACGCTGCAGGGTATAAGAAAGACATTGATTTAGAGATGTTAGACCCTACAGGTGTAGTTGTTGAGAAATGGATACTACAAGGAACATTCTTAACTGACGTTAACTTTGATAGTTTAGGGTATAGTGATGACGGTATTGCAACTATATCAGCTACACTAAGACCAGATAGATGTATATTAGTTTACTAATCTAAATTTTTTAAAACTTATAAAACCTGTACTTACCGTATGGGTTTTTTATTTAATGGGGCTTTATTTCTACTTTTTGGGTACGGTTGTTTTTCCCACAAACACGTTAAGTTTTCATCAAAAACTAATAGATAACGGTGTTTACGGTCACGATTCCTCCATTCCCCTTTTCTTCCTTTCACAGGCCCTCTCTGGTGTTTCATAAAAGAACCATCCTCTAATTCAAACCAAAAGTCTTTTTTAGGGGAAGTCAAACCATAATATCCAAAATTAGTAGCTTGATAGATAAATCCTGTGTGTAATGAAGAATCGGCATACGACAGTATTGAACGAACGTTAGTTTGTTTTCTAAGTAGTTTAATACTTTTAGACACAAACCAAGAAAGTAAGTTTTTTTGTGTGGACTCAGGAATTAAACACAGTCTACCCAATTCGTATATATCTTTTTGTTGGTTTCTATTTAAACCGAAACAACCTTTGACTGTTTCTGGTACTGAAGGACTGTGAAAAATACAAACACCAATTAAGGTTTCCTCTTCAAATAACCCAAAATTAAACCCTGACCTAAAACCCCTATTTACTTTTGATAAATAATGGTGAGATTTAAGTATATACTTACTTTGTTCTTTAGTTATATTACGTATAGATAAGTTTTTCTTCATGGAATACTTATAATAAGATTTATAGTAAAATATATAAAAAAAAAATTAGAAAACAATAAAATGGACCCAACTCAACAATATTCAGACCCATCACAGGCAAATATACCGTATGATTTAGTACCCTTACCATCTAAAGGTATGTTTTATAGTAAACCTATAGATAAAGTTAAGGTGACTTATTTAACAGCTGCAGACGAAAACCTATTAAGTTCGCCTAACCTTGCTCAATCAGGAAATTTAATTGATGAACTATTGAGAAGAAAAGTAATTGGTGGTGACATTAAAATAGAAGAAATGTTGGAATGTGATAAACAAGCTGTTTTAATTTTTCTTAGAAATACTTCATTCGGACCAACCTATACTTTTAATCTAACAGACCCAAAAACAAATAAAAACTTTGAGTACGTACACGATTTGAGTAACGTTTCAATGAAAGAGTTTAATTTGATTCCTGACGATAAAGGTGAGTTTGAATACGTCTTACCACTAACACAAAAAAAGGTAAAGTTTAAATTTCTTAATTCACAACAAGAAAAAGAGTTAGAAGCTTTAGATGAGGCTTATAAAGGCACAGTAGCTCCAAAAATAACTAAAAAAATAGAATTATTAGTTCAAGAAATAGAAGGAGAAAGAGATAAAGGAGCTTTAGCTCAAATGATTCAAGGAATGCCAATAAAAGATTCACAGGAATTTAGGAAATATGTAAAAACTAATGAACCTGGGTTAGATTTAAAAATTACCACAATAGCACCGTCAGGAGAGGAGGTAACAACTTATGTTGTCCTTGGTGCTCACTTTTTTCGTCCTTTCTTCGGATTATAGGCAGAGCGTGCTCGACGAAATCTATTATCTTGTAAAATTCGCAAATTTTTCTCATGAAAACCTAATTCGTATGCCTATATACGAACGTAGATATTATTTAGGTAAACTTATTAAAGAATATGAAAAGAAAAGAGAAGAGATAGATAAAGCCAAAAACAATCAACAACGTTAAAAATAAATGACTATCTATTTATATATAAAAGATTAAAATGGCACAAGTACCAACTTACGCACAATACAAAAGAAAGGGAGGTCAAAAAACAGAAAGAGCTTGGAACACCCTTACCGATGAGGCAAAACAATCTGCTTACGACGAAGCGTCTACGTCTACGTCTACTTCTACTTCTAATACTACTTCTAATACTACTTCTACGATGATATTAGATACTGAAGCACTAAAAGTGCAACAGACCATTAAGACACTTATGGATTCTAATATCGATGCTCAAACTAGACAAAATACGTTAACGCAACTCGCTGTAGATATGATAAATAAGGAGGGTGACATTAGGAAAAGAATAGTCCAAGACCTAGGTCAAACCGGTGAGTTACAAAGTAGAAATGTTAAAATTATTGCTCAAGCTGGTGTGGAAGCGGCATTATATGGTGTTTCGATGGAGAAGTTATTAGAAACCGTCTCCACTTTAAGTAAAACAATGGGTACAAATATTGCTTTCGATGACAATGACATTGAAAGAATTGCTATATTTTCTGAAGCTATGAATGTTGGTTTGTATGACGTAACCAAAATGGTCAAACAATTTGAAATGATGGGTATCGGAATTGACGGTGCTATAGACAAAGGAAATGAAATGGCTGAAGTAGCCAGAAATATGGGTGTTAACATGGACGGATTCATGGGAATCATAGCCGACAATCTGGATATGATGAACACCTATAACTTTGCAGATGGAGTTAAAGGTTTTGCTAAAATGGCAGCCCAAGCACAAAGATTGGGGTTAAGTATGTCTACTACAGCCGCTCTTGCTGAAAAAGTCATGGACCCAGAAGGTGCTATAGAATTAGCAGCAAATTTACAAGTTATTGGTGGTGCTGTTGGTGATTTAGCTGACCCATTTAAGTTAATGTACATGGCAACGAACGATGTTGCAGGACTACAGGATGCTCTTGTTAACGTAGGAAAAGACCTTGTTGTGTTTAATAAGGAAACTGGTGAAATGAGTATTCCACCTACCGCTCAAAGGCAAATGAGAGCCTATGCTGAAACCCTCAATATGTCAACCGCAGAGTTTGCCGAAATGGTTAAAATGCAAGGTAAGTTTGAAGCTGTGACTAACCAACTAAATCTTTCAGATTTTTCGAAAGAAATGGAAGAGTCTGGTGTTGGTGAATATATCGCTAGTATTGCTCAGATGGGTAAGGGTGGAAGATACCAAGTACAGGTTGACGGTGAGATGAAAAATGTGGACATGTTATCACCTGATGACATGAAACAACTACAAGAAGACGCAAGATTAGACGCTGATAAAAAAGCTCTGACTGAAAAAGACATAATGTTGGAACAGACTACAGTATTACAGTCGATGAATAGGTCACTTCACGCTATAGCAGCAAAAGGATTTGATATTGGGTTAGACGTATTAGACCCAGCCGGTGCACAAGAAGCTATAGGAAAGAAATTAACTAGAGGGCTCGGTAAACAAGCAGGAGCTGACCTTCCAGGAATTGATAAAGACGGTCTAATACATGAGATGGGTAGTGGTCTTAAAGATATGATATTTATGGGAATGAACGGTGTGTTCATGGGTAATAATAGTACTACCAACCCGATTAATTGGGAAAGTATTGGAGAAACAATTTTTGACGGATTCGAGCTTGGATTTGAAGGGATATTCGGTAAAGGTGGAGATGGACAGGGAGGTGTGATTGATAAGATTTCTAATATGATGAATGAACGGTTCGGTCAAGAAGTTGAGACTGAAAATAGAAATGATTTCATGTTAGGTCAAGGACAAGCTAAAGCTGTCATAACCAGCAAAGGAATGATTATACCTTCACCTAACGACACTGTGATGGGGGTAGACTTAACCGCGGGTGCTACTACTCCGAATATGGGGGCTTTAAACACATCAATGCCAACAAATCAAAGTATAACCTTAAACACAAATAAAATACAAGGGGAAGTAAAGTTGACAATTGACGGTAAAAATTTAGGTAAAATGAGTGGTAGAGAAATAGTAGACGCCATACTTTCAAATCAAACCAACAAAGTTATTCTTACGGATGCTATAGCGTCAACTAATACTATAACAGCTCAGGATGGAAGACAATACGAGAAAGACCCATTGATAGCATAAGACTTTTACCTAATAAAAACATTAGGACATATTTATTAGAAAAGATATTAAATGCCTGGACAACCACAAAATAGCAATAGTAATCCGTTAAGTTTTTCAGGGACAAAAGCCTTACGAGACTTACTCCTAACCAAAAACCTACCTAACCCAGAAGGACTAGGACCATACGGTAATTATACTAATTCTACTTATTCTACAGCTTCTCTAGCCGTCAAAGATGTGGTAGACCAACCAGACGTTACAGAAACCTCAGAATTTTTTGTGGATAAGTTATATCTAGCTAACGCTTATGGTCCAGAGGGGGGATTTGGAAATTTTATAAAAATTTATACTACTAGTCAGGGAGTACCTAAAGTTAATGAAGGGCCATACCCTAATTTTACTGCACCAGAAACAGGGACTGGGTTATTTGGAGAAAACCCGTTTCGTTTAGTTGGTAGGTATTATTCTCCTATTGATATATTATTAGGGGTTTCAGCGGAAGGACTTTTATCACAAACTTTATTACAAGATAGTCCCCTACAACAAGCGGGAGCGATACAACTAAGGTCAGAATTTCAAGAAAGAATAGCACAAGAACTATATCAAGAAACAATAGGTAGATTAAGTTTTGTTGACGCATTACAAGACCCAGTTGACGCTTTGGATATTGTAACAGGGAGACAACCATTAATTGATAGAAACTATAGTATAACACAACCCAAATCAATAGTAGGTAAAGGATTAGACTTTGTTTCTAGAATAACTGGTGTCTATGTTCCTTATTCTTATATCCCTGGAGATTACTTTGAATTAGAACCACCTAGAGGTTTAAGTAAAGCTGGAAAAGTAATTTCAGATATAACAGGCATATTGGGTTCTTTAATAGGTATACCTAGAAGACGACAATCACCTTCACAGAGATTTTTAGAGTTTACTGGTGGTGGAACTAAATCTAAATTATTTAAAGCGATTAGATACAATAAATACGGCCCACAATACGGTGAAGGAGCTCAAGCACAAACAGCTATTGGAGCTGGATTTGGTGAAGCAATTGACTTTATCGGTGGTGGAATTTTAGGGTTTGGTAATAACCCACCAAACTTACCACAATATATTGGTGGACCCAGAAATAGAATTGCGGACATGACTAGTCCACCTGACAACACATTTGCTGGTAAAAATTACGTACCAATATATGGTCCAGACGCAGTAGCTAAAGAGTTTGATTCCAATGACTATAATTTTGGAATGAAAGGTAGAGCTTATACAGACCAAGGTAATATACCAGCTGGTTTTACTTGGTTTACCGATAAAACTCCAGGTGGAGGATTCTTAAACAGTATCCCTTCACTTTTTAATAATAACGCTAACAATAATAGACAAGGACCTCAAGAACCAGGAGCTTCACAAGGTCCAGAAGGTTCCACCGATAATACAACACGGTATCAGGTACCTAATTCTTACGATGATACTAAGTCTACAAATTATTCTTTTAGGGAAGATAGTATCATGGATACGACTCAACAAATTATAGATTCAGTACCTAAAGGAGGAGCAAAACTTAAATCAGTACCTCACGCTATGAATCAAGTTAGTAAAGTATTTAACGATGGTTACAAAGAATTAACTAAAGGTTCTAGAGTACGTAAGTTTGTTAACACAGACCCCACATCAGGTGAGGGTGTTGAAGAAGCTAGAGAATATTGTAGAGTGTGGACTAAAGATATACCATATTACACTTACGATAAACTAGTAAGACATAGAAGTAATATTAGACAAGAAACTTATTCTGTTTTAGACAACCCATTTAATTTAAATATAGCACCACATAGAACTGACGAAACAGGTAAAGGGTCAAGTAATATAGTAAATGGGCAAGTTAAAAAATATATGTTTTCTTTAGAAAATTTAGCTTGGAGAACTAGTAATGAACCAGGATTAACTTGGGACGATTTACCTTCTTGTGAAAAAGGACCAAATGGTGGTAGAATAATGTGGTTCCCACCTTATGATTTATCTGTTAATGAAGCTAGTAGTGCTAATTGGACAGAAAATACTTTTGTTGGTAGACCAGAACCTGTTTATACTTATAACAACACTAACAGAACTGGTTCACTTAACTTTAAAATTGTAGTGGACCACCCAAGTATTTTAAATTTAATAGTTAGAAAAGAATTAGAAAAATTAGGACCTGCCGAAACAGACGCAATTGTTGATTCATTTTTCGCGGGTTGTAAAAAATACGATATTTTTGATTTAGCAAGGAAATGGAAACAATTTTCAGTTAAAGAACTAGAAGAAATCCAAGAAGTAATCAATACCACTTGGAACGAAGAAAGTTATACACAGGTTACAGAAGACCAAATAACTGAAGAAGTAATACAAACAGTAGACGAAGTAGAAGACTTTACACAAAAAGAAATGCCTACATTTTACTTTGACAACGATTACCCCAACCCTAATACTAATAAAACATCAACAGACTTAAGTTTTGTGGATACCGCGACGGGAAGTTGTTCTAAATGTTCTAGATTTGGCCAATACCTTGTAGTGGGAGGAACCTCTTTTCAAAAGCAATTAAATAAAGCACCAACTGAAACAGATAAAAGCAGTTTAAAAAATTTTTTCCAACAAAAAGCATACTCACAATACAATGATGTTTGGCCAGCTTTTGCTTTAAAACTTAAAGGTATGTTAGACGCTGGAAATATCGAAGTCACTGTAACCTTAATTGGTTCTGCAAGTTCTATCGCTACTTCTACCTATAATGAAAACCTTTCTGAAAGAAGAATTTCTTCGGTAATAAATATGTTTAAAGAATATAAATTAGGTGGTAAAAACGCTTTTAAAAAATATATTGATGATGGTGTATTAAAAATAGTACAAGACGCTAAAGGTGAAGAACAATGTAATACAGATACTGGAGGAACTGGTGAAGGTGTTGGTGGTGTAGGTTTAAATGAAACTGGTGTAACTGGAAGTGCAAGTGCAGCTGGTTCAGGTGGGTCAGACGCTGTGTTTTCCGCTAACGCTGCTGGGTGTAGGTATGTTAGAGTAAACCTAGTTAAACCCGACCCCAAACCATACAACAAAACAATAGAGAAAGTAATCCCTGGTGAAGAAATACAAAAAAGAAGACTAGTCCCAAGTCAACAGATAACTCAAATAAAGATTGAAAAAGAAAAAAATACTAGAAGAGAAATAGCTAACAAAGTACTTAGAAAATTAGTTACGGAATGTGATTATTTTGATATGATAAAAGAAGAGAATGAATTTGTTTATGATTCACTTAAACAAAAATTTAAGTTTTTCCATCCAGCTTTTCACGCTATAACACCAGAAGGTTTAAATAGTAGATTAACTTTCCTAAATCAATGTGTTAGACCGGGAGCCACAATGCCTACCAAAGTTGAAGGTGGAGGTTCTACAACCTCTAACGCTGCTAAAAATACAGTTTTTGGAGCACCACCAATATGTGTACTTAGGGTTGGTGATTTTTACCACACAAAAATAGCTATAGACCAAGTTAGTTTTACTTATGACGATAATTTATTAGACCTTAATCCAGAAGGTATAGGTGTTCAACCTATGATAGCTTCAGTTAGTATTACATTTAAATATTTAGGCGGTCAAGGAATAAAAGAACCTGTAAGTAGATTACAAAATGCTTTATCATTTAACTTCTTTGCTAATACTGAATTTTATGATGAAAGAGCTGTAATGACAGTAACAGACAACGACCCAGACGAACAATTGTGGTTACAAAATAACGCAGATTTAATTAAAGACGCTCCACAAGAAGAAATCGCTGAAGACACTGAAAACGAAGATACTTCAGCAAATGACGGTTTAACTATTGGTGATAGAATGACCACAGTTAATAGTTCTTCAGGATTTACTGGAACTATAAATTATAAACAAACATATATAGACTTTAGTAGAGCTTCGTTCGAATACATTCAGAAAACTAATACTGCTTTAACTGAATTTGCAAAAACTAACAACTATATTTCTGTACCATTATTATTAAATGAAAAAGAGTGGGATACGGGCGTGGTTTATAGTTGGAATAGTAGTGTTAATGATTTTGATGAATTGGATGGTACTTTAATAGGTATACCACTTAATTGGGAAAATAGAGTTACAGGTTTGGCTGTAGACTATAAAAGTAAAATAGACAATGGGACCACTACCATACAAACAATGCTTAACCCAACACTAGACGCTAACCAAAAAAGTAATTTAGTGACCTTCTTAAAAAATAAAACAGATGAAGCAGAAATAAATTTATTAACTGAGTTAAGTACTTTATACGCTGAATTAAAAAATGCACACTTAGAATATATTAGAACATTAAATCCATTAAATGTTATAAATAGAGCTGGGGATGGTTATGGTGAAAACGGTTTGTGGACATCATTAAAATTAAGTGGTGATACTGATGTAGATAGAACATCCAGTCCACCCCAACAACCTACCATCGCTATAGATACGTTGGATGAACTAGGGTGGGACACATCTTACATTAATAATTTAAATGTAGCATATAGTGACCTAATGAATGGTTTGGGTGATATAGAAATACCTAAAGGAAATAATAAGATAGACCCAGGTCAAGCAGGACTAACTAATTCTGGGAATTATAGTCGTGTTGGTAACGATGCACAAATTGAATGTAAAGACCCAGCCGCGGAAGTTACAAAAATTAAAGATATGGGAGCTTTTGACGAATATATTTTATTTGGAAAAGAAATATTTGATAAAAAAGTAGTTAAGGCTGAAACAAGCAACTCCGCAATAAGAGATTTAAGGAAAGAAAGTTTACCTTATGAAAACGGTACGGGAAAATTCTTTGAAGATATGAATACAGCTTTAGATTTAAATAGTAATGTGCCTATAGATGTCACAAACTTAGCATTTTTTAGTAACGAATTTATTGATGTTATGAATGGTGGTATGGGAATAAACGAAAACTATTACCTAAGACAATTATTAACTATACAAGAACACATTGTTGACGAATTTTGTCCTAGAGGTAAAAGTACATTATCTGAAGGTCTATACCTCATTGGAATTTCTCCTTTTGATAAAGGTAACAGAGTTGACTTGAAAGATAAGAAAAAAAGAGTTGTGAATTACGAAAAAGTAGAAGACCCAACCATAGAAGAAAGACTTCAAGTATACCATAGTGGTAGAAACATAGAGGACCCTACATTTAATTTAAAGTTTAATTAAGATGGCACAATATTATAACAGATATACAGATTTTAACATTAATGGTGAAAACCTAACAGTACCTAACATTAAGTTACCACCTAAACCTTCGGACAAAAAGGTTATGTATAAAGTAAATCAATCCAGATTAGATAAAATTAGTCAACAATATTATGGTACACCTTATTTTGGGTGGTTAATTTTACAAGCAAATCCATATGTTGGTGGGCTAGAATGGAATATTAACGATGGACAAATCTTGATTGTTCCTTATCCTTTAGTAGCTTCTTTACAAAGTTATAAACAAGCTGTTGACGAATATTTCTTTTTTTATGGTAAAGATGTTCCTATGAGAACCTATAGTGTACCAAATATAGGTAATACACCAATTACACAAGTAACATCCACATCTACAAATACTTCGTCTAACGGCAACAATAATGTAAGCAATACCACTAATGGGGGTACTTCTTACTAAAAAATAAAAATTATGGCCGACGAAATTACAAATGGAGATAATGTCTTAGTCGAATTCGCGGAGAATAACGTACTACTTGTAGACCCTAATAAAGTTTTCGAAAAAGGGAGACCTCAGGATAGATTAGTTAATCACGAAAATTTATCTATATATGCTAATTTACAAGCTAGAGTAGTACCTAGAAGTAAATTAATTAGCGGTGCCGGTGTAGAGAATGAAACACCACAGTCTTTTGTTGATGTCTTTGAAGGTGAAATAAATTTTCTTAAACCAAGTGGTAAAGACTATTTTACTACTGATTGGACAGACACTCAAACAGGAAAAGGATTTAGGACACCAAACGGACCACTTAATCAAAAAAGTTTTATTAATACGATAGACGCTAACGGTAATTCACTATTAAGAGAAAAAATCACAAATAAAACAGATAACGAATCTTTTGGTATTGAAAATATTTCCGTAACCATAAACAAAGCTTTTACACCAATAGTAAATATAACTTTTGTAGATGTTAGGGGCCAAACTTTATTTGAACAAGGAGCTAATTCTCCATACGCTGCATTTTTTCAACTACCCTACCCATTATTCAAATTAACACTTAAAGGGTATTACGGAAAGGCAGTTCAGTATCAACTAATGATGGAAAAATTTAACGCTTCTTTTGATGGGGGTAGTGGAAATTACACAGTAACTTGTTCATTCAAAGGGAGGGTAGTAGCTTTATTAGCTGATTTAACATTACAAGAATTAAGAATAGCTCCTTATATGTTTACTAGACAGTATACAGTAAGTGACCGTCAAAATAATAATAAAAAACAAAAATTTATAACAAGTAAAGGAAGAGAAACATTAACAAATGTTTACGAAAATTATAAATCACTAGGGTTAGTCACAGCTTCCTTACCAGATATAACAATTGATGAATTAGTAGCTAAAGTAACAAATCTAGAAACTGATTTACAAAAAGCTTTAGAGTCATATAATTTAAAACAATTAGACCATATAGAAGAATATGATAGAGTTAGTGACCGATACCGTAAATCTATTTTAGCTAATGGTGGATGGAGAGCAACTTATTGCAATACAGATATAACGTCACCACAAGGTCCAGTAACCGACTCTAGAGGAATCACATATTACAGACTAAGAGAAACATATAGAGACGGAGCACAAAAAGAAAAAGATGCTGTTAAAAAATTAGAAGACACAATAAAAAAATTTAATAAACAATTAAATGAAAATACTACATTTGGTAGTATAGGGCCTCAAAAAATTCCAGTAAATATAACTGTACAAGATATTAATATATCACCAGCGTTACCTCTTTCATTAATAAATGAAGGTAAAATTGACCCTAAAAATAAAGATAAATGGTTTGTTTTTTCTGGTGGACCAAACTTGTTTGAAGAAAAAATAGGTAAAATAATATCTTCTTTTGACACTAAAAGAAATATTATTGAAAAAAACTTAACTGATGTTGTAAATGGTTTGGTGATTGATATTTTAGGTTTTAAACCTAGTGTTAGAAATATATTTGCTATTTTAGTAGCACACGCAGATACTTTTTTACGTTTAATGGATGAAACACATCGTGATTCTTTTAGTGTAAGAAATGACCCACGTAGGTTAAACGCGGTCAAAGGACCAGGCCAATCCAGTACCAATACAGAATTACCAGAAGATAATTTTATCTATCCTTGGCCACATTACTTTATCACAAAAGAAGAAAATGGAACAACTTCATATGTTAGTACTTATCCAGGAGCTATAGGAGCTCTTGCTCAAACCAAAGCTTTTGACGCTCTTTTATGGCCAGAGGTTTCATTTGTTGAAGAATTTTTTAAGGGTCAAGCTTTAATTAAAGGAGACAGTAAACCTGATTTTTTTACAGATAACGTAGGGGAACCTTGGTTACCAGTAACTTCTTTTTTCATAGATGAACAAACAGTATATACTAATAAAAGTAAAGTTCCATTTTTATACGAAATGTGGGATAGGGGTACTATTTTTACTAATTTTTCTGGGTTAGCTACTAGATTAGAATTTAAAAATGCAAGAACAACCTATAAATCTTTTGGTAATTTAGAATCAGCTAACCTTACCGATATTTTAGTCGGTGACTTTTCACTAAGTGAACAACTTAAAAACCAAAACTACACAGCAAACTCATTTAGAGAATTTTTACAAGCCATATCTCCATTAAATAATTACCAATTATTAGTTAGGGACGAGTACAGTACAAAATATATTAGAACTAAAATTAACGATAGTAGGTTTGCTATAATGAGTAAAGTTAAATTTAACGGTTTAAATTATCAGTTAAGTGAAATTAATGTGGATGATTCTGTTGGATTTTTAAAAGAAGCTTTAATACAACCTGCCATCCCTAATATAATAGAGACTTATCCTTTTTCACATTTTGATGGTAATCCTAACAATAGTTGGGTTTCTAGTAACTTAGCGGGAGGACAAAATATTGCGTCATATGAGAATTTAAACCACATTGCTGATGGCGTGACATACCTACCAAACCAACAAACATATTCTTCAGATATACCCAACCAAACACTATCAGGAATTATACCTAACATACAATTTTATACTGATGGTAATTGGTCATATAGAACACTAACACAACAGATTAGTGTTAAACTACTGAGAGCGGGTGACTTACAAAACCAAGCACTTAGTTGGAAAACATATTTTGAAAACATAACAAATACCTACCCTAAAAACAGTAACTTTTTATTAACCGAAGGTGAAATTAACTATGGTGATAACTACAGTGGTAATACATACAATAAACAAATAACTTCACTATTAAACACACCTTATTTTACAAATGCTTTTGTACAAGGAATAAAAAATCAAATAACCTTAGACACTAATAATGTTGGTGATGAGCATGTTTATAAAGCAGCAGCTTATTTATTTTTAAATTCGTTACCACTCCCCACCCTCAGAGAGAAAAGTTTAAAAGTAGAACAAGATTATGTTAACGTATATGGGGATTATTTAGGTAAAATATTAAACCAAGTTTCTGCGGTCCATAGTTTACCGTACGCGTGGATATTAAAATATGGAAGTATATGGCATCGTTATAAAGAAAACATAGAAAACGGTACCGATTTTTTATCATCAGCTTGGGAAAATTTTGATTCTGCTGAGTATTTTAATAATTCTAATGGTACAAATCACATTTATAATTTAAATATTGGGGTAAGTGCAACAACTACAGGTACCACTATAGTACCTATTGATTTTGCTGCACAATATAATAATGGTCAAAATCAAAACACAATTAATTTAGGGTTCTACCCAGAATTAAATAATTACATTTATTACTTTATGACTGGTGAGGAACTATTATATAATAGTTTAAACATAACAGGTACCGACATATCTTCTAG